AAAGGGAGCTTCGGCTCCCTTTTTTTTGGATTTTTTTATTAAACTGATATACAATCAAAGAACTAGGATTATTAACTTGTTCTATCGACTGACCTAGCAGACAAGCCGAGACAATAGAACTTATTTCCGAGGAGGAAATTATGGCAAATTCAACTTTTTCAGGTCCAGTCAGGTCCGAAGGTGGTTTCGAGGTAATTAACGTTAATGGGACAACCGGTGCAATAACCGACAAGTTCGATATTGATGCTAGTGGTAATGTACTTACAGAGGGTAATGTACACGTTAAAGAAGGTTCTTGGCTAGAAATGCAAGAAGTATCAGGTAGTGTTGGGCCAACAGATGTTATATTTGGTAAAAATGGTTCTGGTGTAGGTACTGATGCAGTTGTATCTAATCCTTTCACTCAAAGTGCTACACAATTATTTCCATTAGGATCTACTTTAATTTATGGAAGCAAAACTTTTAAGTATGCTTTTTCAGGTGCAGCAATAGCAGCAGGTGCTTTAATACAAAACGCAGCAGCAGTTACTACACATAGAAATTTAACCCCAACAGCAGCATCAGCAGCAGCTACAACTGTTACAGTTACTTTAGGCGGCACAAACGCAGCAACACTTAACCAATATAAAAATGGTTATCTCCATGTAAACGATGTAGCAGGTCAAGGACAATTATTAAAAATTGCTTCTAACCCAGCAGCTAACGCTTCAGCTAGTTGTGTTATAACTCTATTTGATCCAGTTGTAACTGCTATAACAACTTCATCTAAAATTGATTTAATTCAAAATCCTTATATAGATGTGGTTATAGCACCTACAGCAGAAACAGGTTCTGTAGTTGGAGTATCTCCAATAGCTATTGCAGATGACAGATATTTTTGGGCGCAAACTGCTGGACCAGCTTCAGTTATAACTGACGGTACTATTGTTCTAGGACATACAGTAAATAGATCAGATAACTTAGCAGGAGCAGTAGAGGCCAAAGCAGATGCCAGTCTTTTACAACACGTTGGTTCTGTAATGGTTGTAAATGGTAATACTGATAACAGTGTTATCATGCTTAATATAAGCAGTCTATAGGAGTAACTTATGGCAGGTAGATTAACAGGCTCAGATGTTCAGGGTAAGTTTATAACTGCCGATGCTCAAGCCTTAGATGCAAATGGTATTTCAGTAGCAGCAGCAGTTGGAAATAATGCAGCACTTACTATAGGTGGTGCGTTAGCTTCTGGCGGTTCTGTTACCAATGTTGGCGGAAGGATTGTAACAATCCTTTCTGCTGGCAACGATGCAGCTAAATCATTTACTGTAGTAGGTACTGATGTAAATGGAGATGATCAAACAGAATCCATAACAGGTGCTAACGCAGGTACAGCTACTGGGTCTAAATACTTTAGAACAATAGCCTCAATAACAGCTGTTGGTAATCCAGCAGGTGATGTTAGCGCAGGTATAAATACAGCAGTTGCAGACGTTATTTTTGCAGGTAGGACTAGGTTGCAAGGTATTAACCTTGTTTGCTCTGGTACGGCAGGCAATGTAGAGTTTGTAAATACTTCTCCAAATGGAAGCAGTTTGTTTAAACTAGGATCTGTAGCATCTGCTACTGTAACTAGAGATATAACTATTCCTGATAATGGATTATTATTTACAGGTGGCTTGTATATTAATTATACAACTGCAACCTTTGGATCTATGACTGCTTTCTATGCATAATGTATCGAAGACAAGCAGCTATACCAAAAACTACTAAAGGTAAAAAAGCCAATTATCGCCCCACAAAAAGTGGGGCCGGTATGACTAAAAAGGGAGTTGCTGCTCATCGTAGAGCAAACCCAGGTTCTAAACTTAAAACTGCTGTAACTGGCAAAGTAAAAGCTGGTAGCAAAGACGCTAAAAGACGTAAATCTTTCTGCGCTAGATCAGCAGGCCAAATGAAGAAGTTTCCTAAAGCAGCAAAAGATCCAAACTCTAGGCTTAGACAAGCTCGTAAAAGGTGGAAGTGTTAAATGGCTAAAGTAAAAAGTAAAGGTAAAATTTGTCCATCAGGTAAAGCTTGGGCCAAAAGAACCTTTGATGTATATCCCAGCGCTTATGCTAACTTAGCAGCATCTAAGTATTGTAAAGACCCAAACTATGCTAAAAAATCCAAAGCAAAGAAAATGAAGAACGGTGGCCTTGTTGGTGGTGGAAGACAATCTAGACAAGACAGGCAGAGATAATGGCAGGACAACTTGAACAATGGCTAAGAGAAGAGTGGGTTGATATATCACGCAAAAAAAAAGGAAAACATCCTAAGTGTGGTAGAAAAACAGCCGGCAAAGGCAAGTATCCTAAATGTGTTCCAAAAGCCAAAGCTGGTAAAATGACAGCTGCTCAAAAGAAAAGTGCAGTAAGCAGAAAGAGATCAGCAGGCAATGCAGGTCCTAAACCCACCAATGTTAAGACTTTTAAAAATGGTGGAGAAGTAAGAAAAATTGCAAGAGGTTGTGGTAAAGTAATGAATAATAGAAGAAAAGTAACTAAAATTAGCTAATATAATAGGTATTTGTAAATGAAAGGCGTTAAACATTACAAAAGAGATGGCACTGAGCACAAAGGCAGTTCCCATAAAATGGCTAATGGTACTTTGCATACAAATAAAGCACACACTAAAACTAGCGTAAAGCTATTTCATTACGGAGCTTTAAGCAAGCTAGCTAAGAAAAAAGCTATGTCCAGAAAATGACAACATCTAGCAGTACAGATTTTGAACCAAACGTAACTGAGTTTATTGAAGAAGCATTTGAAAGATGTGGTCTTGAACTTAGAACTGGTTATGACTTAAAGACAGCGAAAAGATCTATTAACTTAATGTTAGCTGAATGGGCCAACAGAGGTCTTAATCAATGGACTGTTGAGCAGTCAACTCAAACTGTTACAGCTGGTCAAACAGATTACACTCTAACATCTAACATAATTGACATATTAGATTGTTCTATTAGAAGAACAACCAATGGCACTGCGTTAGATTTACAAATGTCCAGGATTAGTAGAAGCGAATATTTAAACATTCCAACTAAGACAACTCAATCTAGACCTTCTCAATTCTTTTTTGATAAATTAATTACACCTGTGTTAAAGATATGGCCAGCTCCTGAAAATAGCACAGATGTAATTGTATTTAATAAATTGGTAAGAATGGACGATGCTGATAAAGCAACCAACACCGTAGACATGCCCTTTAGATTCTATCCATGTTTTGCAGCCGGGCTTGCATATTACATAGCAATCAAGAAAGCTCCAGAAAGAGTGGTTATGTTAAAACAAATGTACGAAGAAGAGTTTGAAAGAGCGCTGTCTCAAGATGAGGATAGATCTTCATTTAGAATAGCTCCATCTTTAAGAAACGGATACTAGCATGGCGTATGCATCAGGCAAAAAAGCAAAAGCTATTTGTGATCGATGTGGATTTCAGTACAAGTTTCATGATTTAAAAGAAGAGTGGAATGGTTTAAAAACATGTCCAACTTGTTTTGAACCAAAACATCCACAATTGAAGCCATTGCCTCATGTAATGGATCCTGAAGCTTTGTATAAGCCAAGACCTAACAATGACATAGAAGCAGGCGAAGGATTTGTTGTTGTTATTTACACAAACATTAAAAAAGGCAATGACATGAGTCTAGATATTGTAGGCTCTAATTTTAATATAGATAAAATGACAGGCTCTCTTGGAGAAGTTACAATAACAGTATGACACTATCTGAACTAAAAACTCTTATACAAAATTACGTTGAGAACGATGAAACAACCTTTGTTGCTACGTTAAACGATATGATTATAAATACTGAAGAAAGAATCTTTGAGTTAATTCAGTTTGATTTTTTTAGAAAGAATGTTACTGGTAATTTAACTGCTGGAAACACTTACCTTACAACACCTTCAGATTTTAAATTAAGTTTTTCTTTGGCCGTAATAGACAGCAACACTAACGATTATCATTATTTAGACAAAAAACACCCTAGTTTTATGCGTGAGTATTCTGACGATGCGGTTGTATCTCTTACTACTTACACAGTTACAGTAGCAAGTGGTGTAAACACTTATGGTTCAGGCAATAAATATTATTTAAATGGTATTAATAGTCCTACTTTAAAATTAACAGAAGGACAAACATACAGATTTGATCAATCTGATAGTAGTAATTTAAATCATCCATTAAGGTTTTCAATAACAAGCAATGGTACTTGGGGTGAAGGAACAGAATACACAACTGGAGTAACAACTACTGGTACACCAGGAAGCGTAGGAGCTTACACAGAGATAACAGTTGCAGTAGATGCTCCAACTCTTTACTACTACTGCACAAATCATACAGGAATGGGCGGACAAGCTAGCACTCCTGCCTCTGAACGAGGCAGACCTTTGTATTACGCAGACTTTGATAAAGAACTTTCTACAGCATCAGATAATGGATCTACTTTAATAGTATCTCCAGTCCCAGATCAAGATTACAGCGTTGAACTTCATTAT